TAAGTAAGAGTTCTAAGTGATTTTATCAATTCTTTACACCTCGGATGGATAAAAGTTCGCCTTTCTCCATTGGCATCAAGCAATGCAGTATTAACAGCAGTAATCTTATCTCTAATTTTCCAGGGTGATTTAGGACTCATAACAGTAAAACCATTCCTTCTTAAGATCGTATGGTCTGTAACACCAACCCCACTGGTTTTTCTTGCACTACCCGTAGGGTCAGGACAAGCAATAACTCTTCGATCTACCCCATATCGCCTAACAACTTCTTCAGCAAAATCCCAAGTTGTTGCCCCACCCGTCAACATGATCTCATCAAATACATATAAGTTGTCCTCATGCTTAACAGCACAAATTCCTGCCATCGGATCTACGTTAAAATCTAACCCAATCAGCAAGGGCATCAAATGAAAATCCTGTACTTTCTTCTCAATATTGTCATCATCAAAACTAATAGCTACTAAACCAGTTAAATTCTCAAAACTAGCTTCAAATTCTTGCCTAAATGTTCTTGCATCTAATTGACCTCTAGCTGCTTCAACTTCTTCTGGAGCGACATTACCCCCTTCAATCGTGGTAAAACTCCACCTTTGCCAATCATCTCTTTCAGTTTCTCCGCAAAAACACCACATATCATAAAACCAACTCGCAGTTCCATCAGGTGTACTAATAAATAATGCCCACCCCTGTTTATCAGCTAAAGCTGGTCTAATAACTTCCGCCCATACATCTTGATCCATAAATGCTGCCTCATCCAATACCACCCCCGAAAGGCTTCTTCCCCTCAATGCCATTGCATTTTCTGTTCCTTTTAACTCGATTGTCGATCCATTAATCAATTCAATCCGTAAATCTGTCTCGTTTTTACTTTTTATCCAGATTTTTGGCACTAATCTCTTCAATTCCTTCCATGCAATGTCTTTTGCCATGCGATATGTCGGTGCACAGTAAAAATATGTCTCCCCTGGTCGATTTATCGCTCCACGAATCAATTCAATACAGGAAAGGTATGATTTTCCGAATCTTCTGCCAGCTACAAGGACACGAAATCGTTTTTCACAGTTAAAAACTTGACCCTGGGCATATCTTAAATTTATTTCTGGTGCGGTTTTTACAGGCATACACTAAAAAATAACAAATTTTTTCAACTATTACCCCCTTTTTATAGCCTAATTTACATTTTCTAGGTTATCATTCAAATAATACCTTATCTGATTGAGTCCGTGGCTGAATCTTTTATGTCTGGGTTTGTTCCAGAAGAACATAAACAACAACAAGAAAAAAGAAAAAGACGTTCTAAATTTGCTTGCAATACAAAAGAGCATATCCAAGCTAGAAGTCAAAGATTATATTCTCGTCAACTAGAAGGGAAAACTACAAGACAGCTTGTTTTAGAACACGCAAAGATTGAAGGCATTGCAGAAACTTCTGCTTGGAGCGATTGGAGTCGTGTAAAGCAATGGAATAATGAGGATTGGGAAAAAGATAGAGAAAATATGCTTCCAAGACTTCAAGCAATGAGAGTCAGATTATTTAATAAAGCAGTATCAAAAGGTCAATTACAGACAGCAGCACAAATCCTGGATTCATTAGGCAAGGTTATTGGAGAGTCAGTAGAGACAGTCAATATTCAAGCACCTGAACTATCTATAAAAGTAGAAACAAAGTAGTACATCTTTATTAGTAACGAAGATATCGGATATATATTTAAGTTCCTCGGAGCCTGATATGGCAAAATTTTTTCTGCAACCCTCCCCCCAAATGGCATCAGAATGGCCTGAGAGCCTCTGAGAGAAGCCAAAATTAAGTTTACATATATTAGTATCCTCAAGATTTCCACCTGCCTGAAGCCATTCTGATGCCAGTGTAACATTTTATACATAATACAAAATTGGTGCATATTCGGGGTTGACATGATGCCATTCTGGCCTTAATATAAATAATATATACAACAATTTTTTAGATCCTTTCGGCTCTCGCTTTACTACCACAGACTGAGACGCAAAGCCAACCGAGAGAACACCCAAAATAGGTTCGACTAAGATTTGCGGGTGGTGCTAAAAAAGGAAATACAAACTGATTTTCTCGGCAGGGTTTTACAGATATGAAAACACCGCAAACTTTTTTCCTTTTACTTCTAGGCTGTAGCACACACGCCACTAAGGGATACAAAACCAACCTTAGATACTTTTGTATCAGGTTCTTTTTATTCCATCACACAGTACCGCAACTAGCACAGCCTACAAGTAAAAGGTAACACCTCTTACTTAATTCCCATTTCATTCAAAAGGATTTTTTTTCATGGCTCAAGCCTATGCAATAACCCAATACAACGGGTTAGATTATCAAAACGGATTTCAACCAAAGTGGAATTTGGTAAGCGAAAGAAACGACCAAAAAGCGGCTCTTAAAGTTGCTGAAGTTCTAAATGCTCGCACCAAATACATACACAGAGTTGAAGTTGTGAAGCCTGTTGAGTTACCTAAATTTAGTATTTTAAAACCTGCTAAATCTGAAGCTCAACAACTTGTAATTCCTGCAAGTTTCAAAGTAATTAAAAAAAGATCATTTTTCCGTAGATTGTTAGGAGCTTTTTTCTAATGTCAGAAGAAGAATTTGAAATTTATTTCGCTGGCTGTAATTGGGGTACAACTTTCGAGTTGTTCCCAAAGCTAGAAAAGAAACTTAATTACGACCCAGAAACAAAGGAGATCAACAAGCATGACTAAAACAATTAAAAAGCTAGATCACAAGATTCCCGAAGCACTTCGGGGTCTTGTAATAAAAACAAAATACTTAGGAGCTACGGATTATAAGCAGGCAAGAATCAAAGCCACGCATCTGCGAGATGATGGAGTTTTATACAGTAAAACAACTAATAAAAACTTTGATCTGGAGCCTGCCGAAAATGCTCTTATTGCTGCCCAGAATTTAGTCGATTCATGGCCGCTTAAAGAGTACAGCCCAAACATGAAAATTGTTTCGATGGGTTGGGATCATGCAAACTATTATTTTATTGTTATTTAAAAATGAGTCATTTAATTAGTCACTACATAGAAGACCAGAAACTAATTCCAATGCTTCTGGACTTTGGTTGGATCGTCCGAAATAACACTTGGACAGACTGCCCTTTAGAAACTCAAGAGCTTTTCAAAGAGTGGTACAAATCAGCATATGGGGAATAATTTCCCCTCTTTTTTTCCTGTAAAAATTTTTCATTTATCCTAAAAAATTATGACAGTAATGAATGGCCGCATGAATGGCAAAAAATCTCAGGTCAAACCTGAAGAATTAATTGTGAATGAACTGATTGAAGCAATTGAATCAGGTAACACGAAATTATGGCGGAAAGAATGGACTGTTAAGGGTGGATTTAGAAACCTATTAACAGGGCATGAATATCAGGGTGGCAACCCTGCTCTTTTATGCTTGCAAAGCTCTATTAGGAATTGGCATTTACCGCTTTTTATGGGTGCTGGTCAGGCACGCTCCATAAATTGTTTACCCAAAAAAGGTTCACGTTCAGCTCGGATTCTTCAACCACTTTTGAGAGAATTTGAAACGAAAGAACTTGACGAAAATGGGGAAGCTAAAAAAGGTCAATATATGTCCTATAAATGTGTTCCCGTTTTTAATGTCGCTGACATTCGTGGACTAGATGATGAAGCATCAAAGAAATTAGAAAAGCTAATTGATGATGAGGTTCTAACTGCAAAGCCTAGAGAATTAGATGTCAGAGTTAAAGAAGCTCATGACAGATTATTCCAGTGGGAAAAAGAAATCAACACTCTTGTTAAGGGTGGAGATAGAGCCTATTACAGAGAGTCAAGTGATGAAATTGTAATTCCTAAAAGATACAATTTCAAAAATGACGAAAGTTATTTGGCAACTTTTGCTCACGAAGCAGTTCATTCAACAAAACATAAGACTAGATTATCAAGAAATAATTTATCTTATGCTCAGGAGGAATTAGTTGCTGAATTAGGAGCTTATCTGATTTGTAACAGATTACAGATTTCTAATTTAGACACAATGAATCACGCAGCCTATTTGGAGTCATGGTGTCCTATGTTGAAGAGCGATCCAAAAATCCTTTTCAAATCACTAGCTATGTCCAGTAAAGCAGCAGATATGGTAATTGGTGAGCAATAAGCTCACCTTTTACTTTTTATTCTTTATTTTTCTAAAAATTATGGATTTTACAAAAAACGAAAAAACTTTAATTATTGAATTAATTAAAGATAAATTTGAAATGAATAAACAAAACATTGAATACTGCAAGCAGTATATTGAAGATGGATTTTTAATGGAAGAAACAAAAGAGCTAAGAGAAAAAAATATTGAATCTAATAAAGAATTAATAAATAAAACAATGCTAGATCAAAGAACATTATTTAAACTTTTCAACAGATTTCAAGGAGCTTAAAATGAAAGAATACAAAGCCACCGACCCAGAAATGGTTCAGGCTCAAAAAGATTTAGCTAAAATGTCCAATTTATCTGATCGTGTAATTACTAACGATAAAGATTTATTTGAGGAGCTAAGTACGATCCAATCAAAACTCTGTGAAATTTCAGCGATTAAAGCTAATTTCATGCAGAGATATGAAGACATAATGGATGAACAATATCAAATAGAAACGCAGCTTGCAGTATTTCAACATGAGATGTTGCATAGCTTCGAGCTGGTTTTTAGATATTACAAAACAAAAAAGAAGGGCTTTAAATAGCCCTATCTTTTTTAAAAAGGTTCTTCAGTATCAGTTAAATCACAGTCGGTAAATTTTAAACTGAATTTTAATCTAGTCAGAATTAAAGTTTCATATAACTTTTTATCTGACTTTAAAGCTTTAGTAATGAGATCATCCCATTCTTCAGAGGATAATTCATTCAACTTGTAAGGGTTATAACCTAGTTCTTCGATTGAGAGTAGATAAGACTTAATGAGACTCATTTTTATTTATGTGTTGACATATTAATAATACCACATAGGCTTGCTAATGACATTATTTATATGCTAATATTTTAAAGAGTTCACTTATCCTAAATTTATGAACCAAAACGACAGAGATTTTCAAAAAGTCTTACAAGCTCTTACCACTTTTGATAAGAAATTATCAAATCTTGAGACTATGGTAGACAAGATGGCAAAAGCCAATTACAACTATGCAACGTCCCAACAAGAATTAAATAAGCAGCAATCCTCACTTAATAAAGATTTAGGTGAAGGTCTCAAAATGCTTGGTAATAGTATGTCTGACATTATTCAATTCTTACAAAAACTAGGAGGTAACAACTAATGCCTAACTGGACTTATAACAGAGTAAGAATTAAAGGAGATGACTCTAAAAAAATTCAAGAAGTTAAAAAGTTATTTGAAGGAGAGAATCCTTTCCATGCTTTAATACCTGAACCAGACTGGAAAGTTATTCCATTAACAGAAGAATATGCAAAGCCTTATTCTTTTTCTGATCCCAGAGGTGAAATTGGAGAATTACCAGTACAACCCGATCCAGAAGATACATCTCCTTTTAGTTTTCCTCGGTTTGCTTCTACCGATAGACAAGATGATCGTTGGTACGATTGGAGGAATAAGCATTGGGGAACTAAATGGGGAGCTTGTGATATTGAAATTACCCAAGATGATGAAGATTTTCTTGAGATAACTTTCAATACCGCTTGGAGTCCACCTGAACCAATCGTTCATGCTTTAC